TTATGAAGGATGAGACCACTCAGATTTCAGAATCAACTCAACAAACAACCGTGAAAACTGGTGATGCAGTAGTTATCACCGAATCAAAGAAAGTTTCTGATGCCGGCGACGACTTCAGAAAAGAATTACAGCGTCTAGCTGGTATTACAAAGTAAATTGTCATAAAAGGAGAATTTAATATGAAACTGTTTGAACAATGGCAAGAAAATAAGGAAAGCCTGCTGGACGGACTTCAAGGTTCTAAGCGCGCTGTTCTTGATCAACTGCTGGAAAACCAAAAGCACATGATCGAATCAATGGACACTGGCACCACCGCTGGCGCTATTTCCAACTTCCAAAAGATCGTGTTCCCAATGCTGCGCCGTATCGTTCCTGGCACTATCGCTATGGATCTGGTTGGTACTCAGCCAATGTCAGGCCCTGTTGGTCTGGTTTACACCCAACGCTGGGTTTTCGGCAAGCCCGTTGACGGTAATGGTGATGCTTCTAACGACATCTCAGCCGGCGACGAAATCTTTGCCAACAACAGCAAGATGAAGCGTTTCTACTCAACTTCAAATGTTGGTACCACTGGCTATCCTCCTGCTCTGACTGCTACTACCTCACTGGGTACTGCTGCTTCAACCGCTGATTACGAAGGTTTCGGTGGCCGTGATATCCGTATGGAAATCCTGAAGAAGACCATTACTGCTGGCACCCGTAAGCTGCAAGCTCGTTGGACTCCAGAAGCTGCTCAGGATCTGGCTGCCCAGCATAACCTGAACATGGAGAACCAAATCACTGCCGCTCTGGCTGCTCAGATCGCTCACGACATGGATAACGAAATCCTGACCGATCTGCTGACCCTGGCTGGTTCAACCGCTACCTATGACTTTGCAAACCCAATGCCCGGCTTCGCTCCCAACTATGTTGGCGATCGTTTCGCTGAACTGGGTGTTCTGATTGACAAGATGTCACAGGAAATCGGTGCTAAGACCCGTATGGCTCCTGCTAACTGGCTGGTTGGTTCATACTTCATCAACTCAATCCTGCGTTCAGCTTCACGTAGCGTTTTCGCTCCTGCTGTCCAAGGCACCTTCGGCGATGCAAACGGCAACAAGCTGGTTGGCACCCTGAATGGCCAAATGAAGTGCTATAGCTACAACTGGGGTCTGAATGATGCTTGGTCATTTGGCTCTGCCAACACCAACGTCGCTACCGGCGCTGATGGTGAAGACATCCTGATTGGTTTCAAGGGTAGTTCCGAAATCGAAACCGGTTATGTTTTCGCTCCGTATCAGCCTGTTACCTCAACTGGCGTTATTACTGATGCTCAGACTTTCACCCCTGCGGTCAGTCTGTCAACTCGTTATGCCAAGGCAATGTTCACCAGCACTGCTGACTCACTTGGTAACTCAGCCGATTTCTACGCACGTATCCGCGTCAAGAACATCCGCTTCAGCTAATCAGAACTTTACTCTGATAAAAAATAAAAGCCGGCAATTGCCGGCTTTTTTAATTGTGAAATCGAGTTTGATTGTTTGCTACATCATACCCGATCTCTATTCCAAGTTGTTTGGCGGCGTCTGATGCTAATCGCCAACATGATGCCGCTCCAAGTTCCCATCCATCAAATTTCACCATTTTTATAGCATCTTCAGCACTCACAAATTTCCTAACTCCGTCTTTGTTGATAGAGAATTTACCAGTGGCAGCGCCTTTTTTATTTTTCGGCTTTGGTGGGTTGATGTACCCATCATCTAATTTTGTTGATGGCACTCGCATGCCCAATCTTTTCGCAAGCCTGATGACCTGATCCGGTGCCGACTTTAATTGTTTGCGTTTTAGCTCCCAGCCATCATTTACAATTTTAGTGTAAGCGTCCTCTTCGTCGAAGCACTTAGATTGCCCATCTTTGATCAACTCAATTTTACCATGTTTGGTTTTAACATTTCTGGAAACAAAAAACCAACCCTGGTCAAGAAATTTTTGAACTTCATTGCTTTTCACAATTTTAGTTTGGGTTCCATCCGACATGTGTTTTGCATTCTTGAATAGATCAGTTTTTCCAAGCTTGAACCCTTGCGATAGGTACACATCCTTTTCATTCTTGTTGATAAGAATGTAATTGCTGCGATCTGGGTGGTGGACGACTATCATTCCGGACGAATTAAAATTTATGCTTTGTTTGCCACCACGGACGAGGTTCAAACATCTGGGATCAGAAATACACGCATCATTGACCAATTCCGCTTCTGCTTCAAAAGCTTCCGTTCTGGTATCATAAAACTTCAGTATTTCCTTATGATGCTGTTCAACGCCATATTTTTGAATACTTCTGCAAATAATAAGGCCGGACCCCAGATCCCCATCGTCAACATTATTAGTGGAGTGAACACCATAGTAATATGAATCATCAATGTTTGGTCTTGTTATCTTGTAGGTATAATGAAATTTATGGCTACTACTTTGCGGATTCATCCCCCAACGTTTATTTCCTATGTCTTGCACTTTGATAAAGCCGCGACGGGTCATTATTTGTGCTTCCGTACTATTTGAAAATTCCTCTTCAGTCAAATCTTGGAAGATTGAAAATAGTCTGGGCTTCTGTGTTTGGTATCTGCTGTAAATCGTTCCTCCATTCTTCCAGAAATAACCTTTTGGTGTTTCTTCGATGAATTTGAACCCGCACTTATCATAAACCTGTCCATCACCAAGCATGTTTTCTGAGTAAGTATAAAAACTATTGGTATTCAATGAGGTTTGTGCAAATTTTAGTAGCTTGGAGGCACCACCGACCACTACTGTATTCAATGCCGATGCAAGTCTTATGATCTCCATGTCATAGTCAACATGGAACCGCGAGGGCGAAACACTCAACACCATGACTACTTCGGCATTCAGTTGTAGAGCAAAATACCATGATGCTGGGGTGAAACCTTTCACATGACAGTCGTCAAAAAATGTTTTAGCTTTATTTTTCTCAATCTGGACCACATTGCATTTTCTGGCATAAATTGTTTTCGCCAATCCATTTTTCACGTTAATCATGGATTGCATGAGTTCCGGCTTTTTCTCAGCAACGAAATCCCATACATTTATTTCCCCATGCCGAAACACGGGGTTCACTGAAGAAACGATGTTCAATTCCGAACTCCTATTTTGGGACATATCGTTTAGTCTACCACGTACCCAAGTTTCTTGCCAAGCTGTTTTGCTGTGTCTGATGCTAATCGCCAGCATGATGCTGCTGCTAACTCCCAGCCTTCCTCTCTGACCATTCGTTCTGCGTCTTCAGGACTAACCAATTTTTTAACACCATCTTTTCTTACACCAATTCTGCCATTCGTTGCCGGGGCTCTTTGGTATTTCTTTTCTGGTTTATTTCTGTTTGAGACTTTCCACCCTTCCAAGAGATATTTTTCTAGTTGTTCTACTTGTATGTATTTCCATTCAGAACCTTTTCTAATTTTAGTCATCCCGGAATTTCCTGGAACCTTGGTATTAAACTCCCATCCCTCATCCAAAAATTCGCATGTCAATGAAGTTGGTATCATTTTCACCAACCCATTTTTCACCATCTCTCTACATTGAATTTTTCTAACATTTATTGGTTGATGCCGGTTCGCGTCAATCTCGTTGACCTGACAGATTTGGCCGTCAATTTCAACAAAAAATATTCCCTCTTTGACACTGACTTCATCTTCCAGTTCTTCTGGGTCTAATGGGTTCATGCCCCATCTTTTATTACCCATGTCGAACACTTGAGTATAACCTTTTGACTTCATGAACTTGGAAATTGAAGTATCTCGGACTATTTCTACTTCAGTCGGATAAATCGACATTAGTCTGGATTTGGTGGCAGTTTCTCTATTCAGTATTTCCCCATTTTTGAACCAAAAGAAGCCCTTGCCAGTATCCCCTAGGAATGTGAAACCCATTTGTTTGTATAAGTTTCCATGACCTATCATGTTTTCCGAGTAGGAAAAAATACTATTGGACTGTAATTCCCGTATTGCGCCTGCGAGTAGCTTACTAGCGCCACCAACCACAGTATGACCTTGTAGACATGCATACCGGATAATTTCCCATTTGAAGTTTTTGTTATATCGACTTCTGCCGAAGGTCATGACCGCGACCACGTGACCATTTATTAGCAGCGCAAAAGCATGTTGGTGTGCGGCAGACCCTTTTAAATGGTTGTCAGTTAAAAATGCTTTTGCAACAGACCTGTCAATTTTTTGAAATGAACACTTTCGTGCTGGTATCTTTATTGACTTTTGCTCATTGTGAGATGACATAGAGGCCAAAAGTTTCGGATTTTTATCAGCAACAAACTTCCATACATTTATTTTTTCTGGGTCAAACTGCGGATTGACCGGATCGACGACGTGGACTCTACTCATGGGTTGACGCACTCCTGATGATTGGTTAGACTGGACCCATTCTAACCTAGAGGATGATAG